GCGAAGTGCCGCGATCGCCCTGGCAGATCGATTTCCTGAATGTAGGCCTGTTCTTTGGCCAGCACAAAGTGCTTGGGAAAACCGATGACCAGAAGGCTGAGGTCCATTATACGGAACATGACGAGTTTTGGCTGAAAGCGCTTGCTGCCCAGCATCACGAGGAACCCGAGGCCGCTGCTTTGGCGGCCGCTCACATGGGTTCTAACCCGGCTGAAGGCTTCTGTGCGAACGTCAATCGCCTATTGGCTGGCTCTCTGCCTGGTAAGCAGGCTTCACTACTAGGGCAGTTTCTGTCGCTGAATAAGGCGGCAATTGCCCGGGAGTGTCTGGTTAAGAGTTCCTCTGCCAGACGCTCTCGCCCTTTCACGAGAAATATGTTCGTTCCGGTCTCAATGGGTGGTATGGGCATCGTTGCCCCCCCAAGTTGGAAGACCCGCATCTCTAAGGAACATCGACTCATAGCCTCCACTCTCATTCTTCAGTCTTCTATGAAGGCCTCTCATGGCCTGCCCAGTCCTGGATGGGAACCTCAGTCAGTTGATGAGGCCCACTGTCCCTGGGTTGAGAAGAAGGAATGGCTCCCCATCGGCATGGCCGAGGGGAGGAGTTGGGGTCAAGTCTGTATCGTGAAACGGAGTAGAATGGAGTTGCCTCTATCATGGTGGAGCGCCTCGCCGTCGGCGGTGGCGCGTTAGTTCGGAGTTCTGATCGGCGTTGCCGTCTGCTCTCTATGTTGTTCGTCCAGGACCAGCAAGTCGTTAAACTGCAATTGGGTTCACTGGTGTAAACCGTCTAAAACGTTGCCCGCTCGATCTGAGTGAGGCGTAAACAGTTACGTTGCTAAGGCCGCATGGCGCCTCTTTCGTTCCAACCGTCATTATTCTTGTGACGTGGCTTTGTGCCTTAAGTTGAGGGGCTTGCCCCTCTTTGGAAAGAGAACCGCGTGCGGCCGGAATGCCGAGAGACTACACGGATGGGCGCCGCAGCGCCGTGAAATGGTGAGTATGATGATGATGCGCGTCAGAGGAAGTCAATTCCAGTTAGTCCCCGCTTCGGCGTGTGGGTAGCCTGGGGCCTCTTGACGTGAAAGGGAGCATGCGTGCTGCCCGGTTCTGAAATCCAATGCTCACACTAGTAACGGCCCGTCGGCGTTCCAGTGGATGAATAGTCCCGTATCTTCAGCGGGATCCAATACATGAATAGATCGAACAACAACAACAACATCTCCGGCCGCGCCCCTCGCGCGGCCAGTGGTCCTCGGACCACGGCGAGCTCAGTCCCCCCGGCCGCAAGGCCGGTTCAGGGAAGAGCTCGAGGCCCTGCTCGACAGCAGGCACCCCGGACGGGGAACCCCCCGTCTGGTGCATCTCAGGCCCGCCCACGTCGTGGGCAGGTCGGTGTAGCAGCAGCGTATGCCACGGGACAACGGTCCGCGGCTCCGCAGATTCAGGCTTCCCGCGATCAAGCGAGGATAGTCCACCGGGAGCTCATTGGCTCTATGACTGGCAGTGCGGCTTTTGCCGTCGCGCAGTCGATCCCCCTGAATCCTGGCCTCCCGGCGTTCGCGCCGTGGTTGTCCACCCAGGCTCAAAGCTGGGAGCGGTATCGTTTCAATCGACTCCGCTTTTGCTACTACACTAGGACGGGCTCTAACGTCCCTGGTTCCATGATGCTAGTCCCAGACTATGACGCGGCTGACTCAGCGCCCGTCTCCGAGCAGGTAGCGTCCAGCTACGAAGACGTCGAGGAAGACGCTCCGTGGAAGGACATCTGCTGCGTTCTGCGCCCTGCTGCGCTCCACGCTCTGGGCCCGTCGAAGTTTGTGCGCTCTGGCGCTCTTGCGGCCAATCAGGATATCAAGACG